TCGTCCTCGCCCTCATCTGGGTCTTCAAAAAGGCCATCGAGATGTTCATGGAGGGGTCCGGGTGGGTTCAGTTCTTCGGTGCCGCAATCCTCATGGCCCTCGGCCCTATCGGGATGATTATCCTCGCCTTCCTCGTACTCAAAAAGTACGGGAAGGAGATCAAGGAATTCTTCATCGGGATGTGGGAGGGAATCAAGGCTGGCGCGACAGCCGCCCTCGACGCGATCTTGTGGCCCTTCCGAAAGATCGGAGAAGCGGCGTCGTGGCTCAAGGGCAAGCTCTTTGGCTCTGGATTCCTGCACATCCCCGAGGGGGCCAAAGAAGCGACGGACCACATTTCCTCGATGATCGAGCCTTTCGAGATGATGGGTCAGGTCGTTGATCGTCTCGTTGAGACCCTTGCGCTATTGCCGGGGATCATCGCGGATGCAATCGCGGCAATTCCCAACGAAGTGCGGACTCGTGTAAAACTCGACGCCCATCTCCCCGATGAAATCAAGGCCCGGATGGACGAACCCGTGGGGGCTCGTGCGGCCAACATCGGAAAGATCAACGCGGAGCCGGGTGTTCGCGGGCACGGGTCAATGTCCGGCGGCGGAGGAGCATCTGCTCCCGCAGGCCCCACGGAAATCAGCATTCCCGTCACTGTCGAACTGGACGGGTTCATTCTGGCTCGCGTGATCGCCAAGCACATCGTCGAGATCGGACGCGAGCGGTATATGAACGAACCCCTGAACCCGTTGAGAGGAGTTGAGGGGGCGTAGTATGCCGAGATGGTCTATTGGGCGTATCTCCGGACAGTATCAGCCGGAGGATTTCACAGAAACACAAGCATCCGACTTCTCGGACGTGGGGAATCACGGAGGCGTCTCGCTCTTGATGTTCAAGGGGTACAAGCCAAGGGAGATCGCCGTCTCTTTTGTCGTGGACGGAGTTGGCGGGACGGATGGTGCGTCTAGCCCCGAGAGGGCGTGGGCGCACATTCAAGAAATACAACGTCCCGCAAAGGGCGGATGGCCCACCCCCATCGAGGTCATCATCCCCGGATGGGGGGACAGTGAGCATCTTCCGAAGTTGGCGTACATCGTGAACTCTTCCATCAACAGAACTCATATTACGAGCACCCTAGATTCCGGAATCCAAGCTGTGAGGGCCACCATCTCCGTCACCCTCAAGGAAGCCCCTAATTGGGACCGGAAGGCCATCACGACAATTTTCGACAAGGCCAGAAAACGCGCCGCTGACGCGGCGGCGAAGGAAGCTAAGGCGGAATAATTATGCCTGTCTTCAAAGGAAGCAGATACGAAGGCGTAAAGTTCACGGGCATCGTCGGGAAGGACGGGAAGGTTCGCCGCTACCTTCATGCCCGAGAGCCGCTCAAGCTCTCGGGGATGCCGGAGCCCATCGTCATCCATCCGTTCGAGTACGGAGAAGTCATCGACGAACTTGCATGGAGGGCCGCAGGGAAGCCTCGTCTTTGGTGGGTCATCGCCGACGTGAGCAATCTCCTCTTCCCGCTGGAGATCGAGCCCGGAACCGAGTTGTCCATCCCCACCTTCGATCTCGAAAGCCGGACGGAGGTCGGGTAAATGGGCCGTGGAGAACCTTGCGCCCCTATCGGGGGTTCTGGATTCGGTCTTCCGGTTCCTATTGTCGAACCCGGAATTGGCATCGAAGACCTCCCCCCTACCGCTGGAAGTGCCCTACTTGCCAACCCGATAACGAAAGATGATCGTCCGGGCAGGGCTGTTCCGAAATACGATGTCCTCGGGTTCATCTCCGGGGATGGGTTCGTCAATCAAATCTACGTCGAGGAAACCATCGGATTCGATCTCCCCATCGCCAAGATCAAAATCAACAATCTGCAAAAGCAACTCAGTTCCCTCTCTCTCGCCAAGGAGCAGTCCTCTTTCCGAGTTTCCTTCGGGTACGACAACCCCGGAATCAAGAGCCACGGAACGTATATCGTGCAACGCCCAAAGTTCAAGTTCATGGGCGGGACTGCGGACTCCGATCTCCATGTCGAGATTATCGGGTACGGGGAACAGGTGAAGCTCGCGGCGACCGAGCGGCGGGAGGTCTACAAGAAGCAACGGGATTCTGACATCGTTCGCAAGATCGCCGCCCGGTACGGGTTCTCCGCCGATGTTGGCCCCACCAACCTCGTTCACGATCAGGTGATTCAGGCCAACGAGTCCGATTACAAGTTCCTTGCCCGGCGTGCCAAGCTCTACGGGTTCATGCTTTACGTCAACGACGGTGTTCTTCATTTTCACGAACCTCGGCCCAAGGAGAGTGGGATCAAGTTTACCTATTTGGAGAAGGGGCAAGGGAACTTGTCCAACTTCTCCATCCAATCTCGGACGTTCTTGCGGGGACTGTCCCTCAAGATGACCCAGATCGACCCGCTCACCAAGGAAGAGTTCGACGTGAACAGCGCGGAAGACCCGGACACCCTTCAGCGTACTCTTGACTTCCAGAACTGGAAGGAATTGGTGAGCATCCCCGGAGTCGGTCAGCCTCAGAGATTCATCACCAACGAGGGTCACGAGCAACAGAGAAGTCTCTTCAAGGACCAGATCACCAAAATGGCGCAGGCGTCCCGGTACGTCATTTCCGGAGAGGGAACGTCTATCGGAATGGAGTCTCTCCGGGTCAACGACCTCATCACCATCGACGGGATCGGACGGTCCAGCGGGAAGTATTACGTTACCCGTGCAATCCACCATCTCGACAGCAAGGAAACGGGCATCGGCGGGGGATTCCGAACGCGGTTCGAGGTGGTGCGGGCCGGGGCTGGCGCGTTGGTCAAATTCATTGGCGGGTCGCCCAATACTCTTCAGAGGGAGTCTGTCGTTAGACTTTGATTTATGGCTTGTGGTGGTTGCGGAAAAAGGGCCAGCGCATCGGCGAGGAGGATTACTCCTCCGGATGCCCCCAGAGGGATCGCTCCGCCTGCGCCGCCCATGCCTTCGCCCCCAAGGAATTCCATTCGAGATGTTCGCCAGCCAATTCCCCGAGCGACCCCCCAGAGCCCCATCGTGATCCAGACCGACGAGGAGCGGACGTGTTCGTACTGTAGTTCCAAGCTCACGTTGCAGTACCAGTGGAGTGAGCGTCTCCGCCGATATTATGAAGAATGGCGGTGTCCGAATTGCAAGAGGGTTTCTCCATGATCGTCAAACTCATCGTCTCCGTCATCGTGATCGAAGCCGTCACAGAGATTCTCGTGGCGAGTGCTCTCTTCGACCGTCTCCGGAAATGGATCGGCGGAGAGAAGGCTGACGGACTTGAGGGGAAGTTCGGGTTGAAGGGCGTTCTCGTGTGGTGCGGCTATTGCGTCTCGGTGGCGGTCGGGATCGGGATCGCATACCTCCTCCACCTCTCTATCCTTGCCAAGTTTGACCCAAAACTCTCGTGGCTGACTCCTTTCGAGCCGATTGTCTGGGGAATCGCCATCCATCGTGTCTCGAACCTGTGGCACGAAGCCATCGCCAGATTCCTCAATCGTGTGCCCCTCACCCTGTTCCTCCAGTCATGGATCACCCACCATCAGGCTCCCGGCAAGGCGGGCGAAGGGGATATTGAGAAGTGACCAGCCCAAGCGGACGCGACGACGGGCCGTTCAACGAGCGGAGATACTCCGGTCGGTATCGCGGGATCGTGTCCGATGTCCAAGACCCGGAGCGTCTTGGTCGTGTCAAATGCCGGGTGCCCGAAATCCTCGGCCTCGAAATCGTGACGGACTGGGCATCTCCGACCTCCCTCCCATACGGCGGTCAGGTGGATCACGGCGACTTCGTGGTGCCGGAAGTCGGCTCCTCCGTCTACATCGAGTTCGAGTCCGGCGACGTGAACCGTCCCCTCTACGGGGGAATTTGGTACGGACACCCCAAAGGACAGCCTTCCGAGCCTCCCAAGCTCACCCGGCAGGACGGGCAGACCAAGTTCAGCGACGACGACAGCACCAAATCCCCCAAAGGCGACGACAAGTTCACTGCGGCGGACTGTCATGTTTGCCAACAGCCGAAGTCTCCCGCGAAGCCCAAGTATCCTTTCAACCGTGTCGTGAAGACCAAGAACAACGGCGTCATCGTGGAGATCGACGACACCCCCGGCCAGAGTCGCGTCCATATTTTCCACGGGCCGTCGAAATCATGGTTCGAGCTTGACCACAAGGGGGAGCTTTCTGTTCGTGTTGCGGACAAGTCCTACACGCTGGTTGAAAAAGACGACTGCACCCATGTCAAGGGGGCACAACACACTGCCGCCGATGGAAGCCTGACCCACAAGGCCGGGGGAGATTACCACCTTCAAGTCGCCGGGAAAGAAGTCCGTGTCACGGGCGGGGCCAAGGACAGCTTCGCCACCGGAGAAGAGAAGAAGGTTTCGTTGGGCGGGTTCAAGCATTGGACGATTGGCGACAGAACGGATATAGTGATCGGGAATTACAAGCAGTTTGTCATCGGGAAGATGGAGACCAACGTGTTTGGTTTCTATTCCCGGTTGGCCTTGACCGGGATCGAAGATGCGGCCCCGATCATCTTGCACAGGGGCGGTGCCCCGACCTCATCGCCGCCCTCACCGCCTACGGCTCCTGTATGTGGGTAGGATATGGCTTGTACCCTGCAAACGGACTCCGACCAGTGGCTCGCGCTCATGGGGGCCAATCCCGCTCTCCGTGATTGCATCGCGGATGTCTTCGGAATCGTCGATGCCGAAATCACGGAGGATGCGCTCGCCGAAGTCAACGAGTTGCTCGCTCAACTCGAAGCCTACCTCGGAAAATTGACGGTCCAATTGGATGTAGTGGTGGATCAACTCGTCTGTGTGGACCTCCTTATCAGCACTCTATCCGGACTCCCCCTCATTCAGCAGACGCCAGAGACGAACGCACTCTTGTCCGACATGAGTGCCCGGAAGGTTGTGCTGGATGCCCAGAAAATAGAGCTACAAGCCACCCTTGCACCATCGGCTCTCCCTGCCCAGATTGCCAATACCCTCGCGCTCAGTGAGGAAATGTTGTGCCAGAAAGCGAATGCGGCGTTCTTTAACAGTCTCACGGGATAGGTATAATGAGTTGAGTATGGGTCTCCCCGTTGTCGGTCCCGGCGATATCGAGCATACGCACTGTGGATCGCCCACGAGCCACTTCAAGGCTCCGGGCGTCCCGGCTCGGATTATCACCTGCGACGGAATCACGCAAGGCGGTGGCACGGGGTTGCCCGGCCCCGGATGCGGGTTGTCCCGAATCGGGGATTTGGTGGAAGCACACTTTCACGGAGTCAATTTCATCCCGCCCAATCCGATTCAGGGGCCGGGGTCATTCCTCACGTTTATGTCCGCAATTCGAGCGTCTCAGGTTGGCGACGTGTGTCAGTGCGGGGCAGTGGTACTGCCCGACGACGGTCAGTTCTGCGGAAACTTCAAAGTGTTCACGGAGGTATAAGATGCCCGGAATCGAGGGCTTCCTCAAGGAACTTCCAGACGCGCAGTGGGACGTGGTGGTTCAGGTCATGAACGACCTGCGCGACAGCACTTCTCTGGATCGTGTCGAGAGCCTCCGTCAATTCCTCCAGACGCTAAACCGTGAGATCGACGCCATCAACCGGAAGCGTGACGCCATCGGGCAGAAGGTGGACAACATCGACGCCATCCTCCCTATCATTGAGGGGAGGAGGAAGCCCGACGATCTCGAACTCAATCTCTTCCGGAACCTTCTCTTGGGGTGGAGAGCCGCACTCAAGGCGGAGATCATCGAGTCTCGCCCGGAAGGAAAGCTGGAGAAGAAGTACGACACCGAGAGGAAGAGAGACCTCCTGCAACAACTGGGGGGTCTCGTCCAGCAGTTGAGCGGCGTCATGGCCGAGGCCCGGAAACCCAAAGTGCAAAGCCTTTGCACTCCTCCCGCTGACGTGGAAATCCCGAAGGAACACATCGCGGCGGCAGAGCGTCACGACGAGAAGCTGGCGAGGAAGTAGAATGGCTACCCGGCCCGACCTTCTCGGAAAAGGATGGGGATTCCCATTCCGCTTCACCTCTCTCGGAAGGGTGAAGCGGTTGGTGGGCATTGACCCCGCCGCAGGCGTCGATAAGGTTGTCATGTCCATCAAGCAAATTCTAGGGACGAAGATCGGCAGTCGCGTCATCGACCGGGACTTCGGTTCCGACCTGCGAGAACTTCTCTTCGATCCGATTGATGAACTTAGTTCCGCGAGAGTCAGGTTCGCCATCTCCTCCGCCATCCAGCAGTGGGAGCGGAGAGCCGAACTCTTGGACATCGAAATCAGCCTTCTTCGGGTGGCCGAAGGCGTGATGGAGGCCAAGATCGAGTTTCAGATCATCTCCACGCAACAGGTCGGGAATCTGGTCTACTCCTTCTACCTGACGCCGGAGATGCGGGTCCAAGGACAGATCAACATTAAGTAGGTGATGGATGGCGACTCCGTTCACGAAGGTCTCTCAGCGAATCCCGCCCATCGACTATACCTCGCGGGACTTCGAGAGCATCTCTCAGGATATGCAGAGGGCCATTCCGTTCTTCGCCCCGGAATGGACCGACCACAACCTGTCGGACTTCGGCATCGTCCTGCAACGCCTCCTCGCGTTCGTCGGCGACGTACTTCACTTCTACCTCGACCGGGCCGCAAACGAGGCGTTCCTGCCCACGGCAATCACGCGCCGATCCGTCATCAATCTCCTCAAGCTCATCGACTTTGAGCTTCGGAGTGCTGTTGCCGCGACGGTGGACATCCAGTGTTCCATTCAGAACACCCTCCCCGGAGACCTCCTGATTCCCGCCGGAACGGAACTCCAGACCACGGCAGACGCCACCGAAACCCCCATCTTTTTCGAGACTATCCGCGATGCCGTGATCGTGGCCGGGAACCTTACCGTAATGGTTGCCGCCATCGAGGGCCAGACCAAGACTGAGGATGTCGGTGTGAGCACTGGAGTCGCCCGCCAGAGATTCGACCTCCTCGGGAAGCCCATCATCGACGGGTCTCTCCAAATCTTTATCGACGAGGGGATCGGAGAGGAACTCTGGACTGAAGTGGACAACTTCATTTTCAGTGATGCAACTTCCAAGCATTTCACGTCCCAAAGGGACGAAGAGAACAACGTCACCATTTTCTTCGGCGACAACGCGCAGGGAAAGATTCCCGACTCGGCGGCCACCATCCGTGCGGCCTATCGCGTGGGCGGCGGACTCCAAGGAAACGTCGCTTCCGACACCATCACTGCCGTCAACGACACATTCACTTTCAACAGTCAGCCCGTCACCGTCGCCGTCACGAACCCCAACCCCGCTTCCGGTGGCGAAGATGAAATGTCCATCGACGAGGCCAAAGTCCTCGGGCCTCAAAGTCTGCACGCGCTCAATCGGGCCGTGACCCCGAATGACTTCGTGGCTTTGGCCGAAGGATTTCCCGGTGTGGCGAAGGCGTCGGTGGTCGTGGGCGGCTCTATGGTGGACCCCATAGCCGGATGCTGTTGCCAGATCACCCTATTCATCTCTCCTCGCGGCGGCGGACCTCCGTCCAGCGAACTCAAGGCCGATCTCTTGGCGTATTTCGAGGATCGGAAGATGATCGGGACCTGCATCCAGATCGGTGAACCCGAGTATTCCCCGGTGGACGTGATCGGAACTGTCCACATGGCGGCCAATTTCGCCACGGATGCTGTCACCGCCGACACTCTCAACTCCATCGACGCCTTCTTCGAGGGGACGAGTGACTTCATCGGGTTCGGTCAGCCCGTATTCCTGTCCGACTTCATGCACTTGATGGATGCCGTCCCCGGAGTGGATCACGTCGATCTCACGGACCTCACCCTCCAGCCCGTTCCCAAGTACGAAGTCTGGAGCGGTGATTGCACGTTGGGCGGATTCATCATCGGAGAAGAGTCCAAGGAAGAGGAGTGGACGATCATCTTCATGTCCCTCACGACTTTCTCTGTTCGCGGGACCGTCAGCGGACTTCAGGCGGCCATCGGGACGATTGGCCTCCCCTATCTCTCTGGCGGCGGAGAGATCGGCTTCACCATCTCCTGCGGCGTCGGGCCTCCCCCCAATATCGCGGATCGGGCCAAGTTCACGACCTCGAAGAAGTTCGCCAATGTCCCCATTAAGGCGAACCAAGTTGCCATGAAGGGGCTTGTCAGCCTCACATTCGTTGGTGGAGGAAGGTCCCAGACGGATTGCCCATGACGAACCCGCTCTCCAAAGTAGACTGGGAAAAGTTGACGCCCGAGGAGAAAACTCTCGTGCGGAATGTCGAGGTCTGGGCGGGCAGAGTCTACTCCGTCGAAACCACCATCAACGGGCTCGTATCCCATCTGGAGCAGTGCAGTCTTGAGGATGCGGAAGTCGCCAAGTTCCGTGCGTACCTCGAAGAGATCGTCGCCGTCGTTCGCATGAAGCGGGACGAGGCGGTGGGCGACAGATGAGCCTCCAGTCTCTCGTAAGTCCTTTCTGTCCGCCGGATTGCCCGGACCCGCCCATTCTGCCGGGAGGGACCGCGTTCGATCCGGACAAGATCGTTAAGAACGTCCGGATTCGGCGCGGCCTTGAGGGTCCGCAACTCATCCTCGAATGGGATGCTCCGAAGGTCATCCCCCTCGGAGGAACCATTCGGATCGTCCGGAAGCTCTACGAGTTTTCGACCAGCCCATACGACGGCATCGTAGTGTTCGATGGACCGACTGCGGCAGGGTTCGTGGACGACCTCGATCTCGAAGCCTGCAAGTGCTACTACTACACGATCTTCGCCCACGAGTTGACTCCGGACCTCTGGTACTTCGGACCCGAGACGCAGACCAGCGAGATTGCCATCGCCACGGGGTATTTCCCGAAGAGACTCTTCGAGCTTTTGCCCAACGTCTACATCCTCGGCGACAAGCTCTTGGAGGATCAGGATCGGAGCGACGACATCATCGCTCTCCAGAAGATTTTCGACTCCCAGAGCAACGAAACTTTCAACCTCTACGAGAACATCGACCCGAACAAGGAACTGGTCAAGAAGGGTCCGCTCCAGAGGTTCCTGAAGACCCTCGCCATCGAGCCCGACATCGTGAAGGGCTTGATCGACTGTATGCCGACCCTTTGGGACGTGGACGAGACGTGTTGCGGCAACCTTCCCGCTCTCGGAGAACTCATCGGCCTCGAAGTCAACCGGGAGTTCCCCTGCTCGAAGCAGAGGCAGGAGATCAAGGAACAGGTCGCCATCGTCAAGCTCAAGGGGACGAGGGCGGCGATCCGCGCCCGCGCCAGCCTCATCTCCGGACAGCCCACCAACGTCCAAGAATGGTGCGGCAACATCCTCATCTCGAATCGGTTGGACAGGACGACCCTCAAGACTCCAAACCCCGGACTCTCTCAGCGATTCCATCTTTTCGGTGATGACACCGACTACACTCCGGGCGGGGAGATCGGGTTCAGCACCTTCACGATCTTCTTTTTCCTTGAGTGCGCGGACTGCCTTTCGGCGCAGACGGTCGCCAAGCTCAACCGCGTTCTTCGTCCGGAATTTCCCGTCTGCCGGGTTGGGAATTTTGTCTTCATCGACTGCAAATTCGTCGAGTGCTACGACCGTCGTCGAATCCAAGAGATCGTCACGGACGAACTCACGGATCAGGTGGTCGAGAATTTCATCCCGCACTGCTGGCTCATCACGAACAGACTGCCGGATGCCGACAGCGAAACCCTGCCCCGCGTCAACGAAGCCCATGTGGACATGGACCATCTGGAGGAGCCGACTCAGGTCTCGATGCTCCTCCCGTCGCTCTACCTCCCCTTTGAGCACAATCTCACCAACAGCATCCACTCCCTTTCGGCCAATCCGTTCCGGGTGTGCGTGGAGCGGTGGTGGGACGAGGTGGAAGAGGCCGAGACCTACGTCGAAGACCTCGCGGATTGCGTCCTCGTC